AAAATGAGAAATGGGGACAATAGCTCGGCTACTTCAACGAAATCCCAGAACTGCACGCGGCAATAAATGCCAAAGCAACCTGGACCGTCGGAAAAGGTTTTAAGGCAGACCCGGAAACAACATTTATTTTAGATAGAATAAGAGGATGGGGAAAAGACACATTCAACACAATTTTAGAAAACATGATTAGGACATATTACGTCGGGGGAGATGCTTTCTGTGAAATCATCAGAAACGAAGACGACGAAATAATTAACCTCAAACCACTGGACCCTGGAAGTATAAGAATCGTGGCGGACAGAAAAGGCCTTATTCTAAGATATGAAAAAATCTCAAAAATAAAAAAAGATTCAGAACCAAAAGAAATCAAAACTAAAAACATGTTCCATCTAGCAAGAAACAGAATCGCCGACGAGATACACGGAGTTTCTGTAATTAGGGCAGTTGAAAATATCATCCTCGCAAGAAATGAAGCAATCTCAGATTATAAACAAGTTATGCACAGATTTGTCAAACCAAGATTCATATTCCATCTTGACACCGACGACACAACAGAAATAGCAACCTTTAAAGCAAAGATGGACAAAACAAACCAGGACGGAGAAAATATCTATGTTCCAAAAGATGTAGTCGTCCCGGAAGTTTTGGCAGTGGCCCCAAACTCTACACTGAACCCTAAGGCCTGGATAGAAATGCAGGGAGAAATGTTTTATGAAGCCGTTGGCACTCCACGTCTGATAATTGGCGGAGCAAAGGAGTTCACCGACGGCGCAGCAAAAACCCGATACCTCGCATGGCAACAAGACGTGGAAGAAGAACAACTTTTTATTGAAGAACAAGTAGGCATGCAGTTGGGTGTGGAAATAGAGCTTGAATTTCCAGCAAGCATAGAAAACGATTTATTAAGTGATAAAAAGAAAGACGCGAACGGAGATCTAAGCATACAGCCAAACGAAACAACTGCAGGGAGGGGACAATAAATGGAAAAAATTGATTGGAGAATTGTAATAACTGGAATAGGAGCATTAACAATCCTGGAAATCTACGCTTTAAGTCAGGGAATAAATGGGACTTTGTTTAGTCTTGTCGTCGCTATAATCGGCTTAGCAATCGGCGTAACAGTGCCAAACCCAGTAAGGAGATAAAAATGCCACACGGAATAAAGGTAACAAAAAAGAAAAAGAAAGAGCCAAAGAAAACCCCGCCGGCGATAGCTGGTGAAGGGAGAAGCATCACCAGGGGCGGAAAAGGTTTTATAATTCCAAAGAGAGAAGCAGAAGAATTAGAGAGGCGAGGAAAGGAAACTGACAAGACAAGAGCCCTCGAAGAAAGGAGAGAAGCCCTAAGACAGGCAGCCCTCGACGCTGAGGAAAGAAGAAAAGCGGAGGAATTGGCAAAAAAAGAAAGGCAAGAAGCTGTGGTGGAAGAAACAATCTCAGAAGATATTCAGGTTGAAGAACCCAAACCAGGAGACACAGAAAAATTCACAGAAACATTTACTGCGGAAGATGGAAGCTTAATCGGGAGAGATCCAAAAACAGGAGAACAGAAATTATTGGCTCAGGCCGGAACTGCGAGACCAGTAACCGCGGAAGACATAGGGACCGTAGCCGGAGGAGTTGGAATCTCTTTTGCAGTTAAGGGTGTTCTAAAAGCAGGATACAAAAGATTATTTACTAAAAGAACTGCTGCCGAAATAGACGAGGGTGTGGCAAGAATAGCAGAGCAATTTGGATTAAAAGAAAGCACAGTCAGAAAATCAATCGCGAAAAGAGATTTTAACAAGGAAGTCTCAAAACTTCTAACAGAGCCAGCAGGAAAAAAATTATTAACAAAGGCAACAATTAAAGCTGGTGGAACAATCGTCGTAGCTGATGCAGTAATCGCAACATGGTATGCATTGGACAACATAATATCCGGAACTTCTATTTTGATGAGAGACACGGCGAACGACGTAATATTTGGAGAAAACCCTCGAAAAGACGTTGTTAGAGGAAGGGAAGTTTTTGACGAAGCCCAAAGAAATGTAGATTTTGCAAAATCATATGTGAACTCTGCAAGAATTAGAAATCCTCTTTTGTGGTGGCCTCTTGGAAAATTATACAAACAAGGTTTAGAGGCACAGCAATTCCAAATAGACCAACAGAGGGAAAGAATGGAAGCTGGCGCGAACAGATAAATTTATAAAGGTGCGGTGTGTGTTCTAATCATGGTAGAAAATGAAGAAGAAAAACCTAAGGACGATTCGGCAGATAAAACTGGGGAGAGCGCCCCTCCTCAGGAAAAACCTGCTGATAGTCCTCCAAAAAAATTAACGACTGTCCAGGAAATCCGGGAAGAAAGAGAAAAACTGGAGAAGGCAACTGCCGCCATGAAAATAGAAAATGACAGAGCCGACGAAATGGCACAACATAACATGCTGGGCGGTTCCACAGAATCAGGCCAGAGTAATGATAAAAAAGAAGTGGACCCAAAAGAAAAAGCAAAGGCATATGGAAAATCAATAATGGAGGGAAAAATACCAGATGAAGAATAAAATTTGTCCTCTATGTAAGAAATCTTGGGACCGGTGCAAATGTGATTTAGAAAAAGATTTTGGCGTTAAGATTGGATCTAAAGAAGAAGCCGCTTGGAAAAAAATTGTGACAGACAGCGAAGAACTAATCGCACAAAACAAGAGAGCAATAGAAATCCACGAACTTATAGTGGCTCATGCAAAGAAAAGAGAGATAGAGGAGCGAGAAAAGTTTAAGAAAAAATAAACGAATAATTTAAATACCCAGAAATCTTATGTTTTTTATGGCTTTAGAAGCAGTATTGATTTATGAACTGGAACCAATGGTCCCTTTTACATGTGCAGACGGCACAGCAATTCCAAAAGGTTCTTTTGTTAAAATTACAGATGAAAACACTGTCGCAATAACGGACGGAGATACCGACGCTATTATTGGAATCACCGGCGAGGAAAAAATCGCAAGCGATGGAATCACCTCTATTGGTGTTTATCTTCGAGGAATCTTTAAAGTGTTCGTAGGGGCTGCAGGGGCCACAGTTGGCCTGGCCGCAATCTCGGACACAGGCACCGGAGCGGCAAACGAATTAGTTAATGCTGACGTAAATTCAGAAAATATCGCAGGGAGGTTCTTAGGGACAGCAACAGACACAGAAAGCGTCATGTTCTTGCTGGCTCCTTTTAGCGTAAACTTAGCATAATGGAAGACGACAAAACAATCACACCAGAACAAGAAGAAGAAACCTCCGGTGAAGAAACTCCATCGGAAGAAGATGCAGAAGAAAAAGCGGAAACGGAGGATGAATCATAATGGCAGAAGGAATTGGACAAAGTGATATTGCAGGAATCAATGTAAGAGAATTTTTAACTGGGTTCGAGGATGAAGATGTTGTCTTGAAGAAACTTGCAAGAGCCGCAACAACGCCCACAAGACAGTTTGTTTGGATGCAGAAGACAGCTGGTTATATCAGTCCAGCGACGACCACAGGACAAACAGGAAACTTAATCGCAAACACGCGGTCAAGGGCAGTCTCTCCAGTTGTTCAGCAAACATTCACACGTAACACTTCCTACGTTAGAGATTATACAGCAGTCTCAGAATTAATCACATTCAGCGACGAGAAAGACGTCACAGTTGATATTCTTGGTATTATGATAAAAGACACACTAATATCCGTATCTTCTCAGGTTGATACAAGAATTTATAATGTTGGAACTGAAAGTCTAAGCCCTTCAAATATCCTAAGCACGGCCGCAACAGCGGACGGATGGGATGACGCGGCAACAGGAAACCCAATCCTGGACATATTGATTGGAACCAGAAAAATCAGACAGAACAGATATATTATTTCAAAGGAGAGAAAAGGAGTGCTTTACATTAATTCCATCGAACACCAAAATTTTATGAATTACTTAATCTCCGTCAAAGGTTCTTCTATCCCTCAAACGGCGAGTGACTTGCTGGTGAAGGGAGCAGTGATGGAAATTCTTAATCTTGATGTTGTCGTTTCTGAAAACGCAACCACAGACTACGCCTGGATATTTATTCCAAATGTAACTGTGGCCTGGACAACTTTTATAGGCCTTTCTTCCGAAGTTGAAAAAATTGTCGGAAAAGGAAAGAAAGTTCATGTTTGGGAAGAAGGGGAAGCAACTTTGGAAAATCCTAAATCGTCACATCTGACAACGGACACGGTGGTTTAAAATGACTTGGGAAACATGCCTTAAACAAGCGAAAAACTGTAGAGCTCATGGAGACGAAGAAGGAGCCTTAATGTATGAAGCAAGAGCCAACAGAAAGAAAAATCGTGACGCTGCCTATTATGAAATGCAAGCAGTGGAAGCGGAGAAAATGGGAAATAGTGAAGGAGCCGCTAAGTGGAGAGCAATCGCAGAAGAAAAAAGATTGACTGAAAATTCTAAGAAGCCCGCGAAGGAGGGGACCGATGGGAAGAAACCAAAGAGATAATACCGCCGCGGCGACGGGGGAATGGTCCACTACAAACAACACAACCGACCGGTCTATTGATGCAAACGGCGCAATCGCAGAAATCGGTGATGGTTTGACTACATTAATTGAAGATCTAAAAACCTTAGGAGTTATCCCTTAAATGGCGGCTGGAGACATCACACTAAGCACACCGGTTTATGCGGAAACGGAAGCGGCAATAAAAACAGCTGCGGACGCTTTGAACCTTGCCGCGACAACAGATTTTCTTTTTATAATTCCTTGGAAGAATGGCGCACTGGTTTTCAAAGGCGAGAGAGCGGCAGCGTAAACTTTAAGTATTTCTTTTGTTCTATTTATCTATGACAATTCAAGAAGGCCCGGACACTTTTAAAGAGAAGGCGGTAAGAAAAAGATGGCCTGCCGAAGAAGGGAGCGACTTTGGAACAACCCTGCAAGATGAAAGAGAACGAGACCTTGAACCGGAGGAAGGGAGCGCAGTTAATAGAGTGGGGAGAGGTTTTCAATAATGGTCGACGGAAGAACAAGAACCGGGAAGGTTGTTAATCGATTAAGAAATCCAACACCCAGGGCGCCACAACCAAAAGGAGAAAACAGAACACCCATCTCCTCCGACATGTATTTGCCAAATCATTCTGGAGACCATTCCGCCGGGATTGTGAGAGACACACCGACAGAAGACCTAGACATCGCCAATAAAAAATACGTCGACGACAACATGGGCGACACCCTCACTTTTTCCGACACTTCAAGCATAGATTTTACACGATTAGTTGATGATGTTAGCGCGGTAGTTCTCCCCGCCGGAGTTGACCACAACTCCTTAAACAACACTCACAATTTAACAACAGACATAGACCATGACACGATAACAGCGGGGACTATCGCCTCACATGATACGACAGCCACAGGGGCAGAGTTAGATACTTTGACTGATGGCTCTCTCTCTGATTCTCTGCATACCCACAACACGATTAAGGGAGTGACAATCACAAACACCGCTACGAATAACTATCAACTTGTGGCTACTGGTACAAATTCGGCAACATGGCAAGCCCAACCAGCAATAACAGACAGAGAGGTAGCTGTTGATGGCTTAGCAACTCCCGGTACTCTTGGAGCTGCCTCAAATGATGGAGTTTTGAGGTCTGATTCTACACTATCCTATACTGATGGGGGGAACTTCGTAACTCTTGGGATTGACTTAACCAACGCGAACACGTGGTCCGGGAAACAAACCTTTGATGATGCCAACGTGGGAGGAGAGATGGAAGGGAGCCGGGTTGTGATGACAGCGGGAACAGGGACTAATTTCAGCAACGTAGAACAATTTATGAGAACCTCAACGGTCACACATTCGGCAACGCTGGGGTGGGCTATGCCGAGAGCGGGGAGTATTGTTGGCTTATCCG